AACTTGCTAGATATTTTGAAAAATATTTAGTAAACTACACAAACATACACAAAGGGACTAATATGAAAACACTCAATGATTTGTTTGTGATCTATAAAAAAGATCTTGCTAGAAGGAAATGCAAGACCATTACTAAAATAGAACAAACCTATAACAACAATATTAAAGAAACGCTTGGCGATAAAGATATAAGCACTATCATTCGCGGTGATATCGCAACATTACATTTTGATATATCAGACCGCGCACCCTACACCGCCAATAGTTGTTTAACTATGCTGAAGTCTATGTTTAACCTGGCTATCACGCTCTCCTATGTAGAAAGCAATCCAGCCACCCACATAGGAAAGAACAGAGAGAACAAGCGCAAACGCTATCTCACTAACGCAGAACTTTTACGCATCACCGAAGTCTTAGAAGAACTCAAAGACAAACCGCAATATAAAAAGTCCGTAGCTTTTATTTGGTTATTAATCTTAACAGGCGCGCGCAAAGGGGAAATCGGCAACGCCAAGTGGTCTGACTTGCATGGTAACGCTCTCATCATCAAAGATCACAAGACCGACAAGTTGGGCGAGGATCGTGTGATTTATCTTGCGCCCATGGCAATGGAGATCATCTCTGGGTGTGCGCGTGGGGAGGGCGAGAATATCGTAGGAATAAAAACCCCTAGGCGCGCGTGGGAGAAGATTAAACAACTTGCTGGTTTAGAAGATGTTTGCTTGCATGACATAAGACACTCATACGCATCTTGGTCATTACAGAAAGTAAGCCTAGCTGAAGTGGGTGGATTGTTAGGACACAGAGATCAGGCGACTACCCAAAGGTATGCTCACATTCATCAAGACAAGGCTATCGAAAACGCAAACCTAGTCGGCAATCATATAGAAAGCATTATCAATTCAAGAACTTTATAAGTTATCTATATCAATACAAATATTATCCTTTTGAGTTGCATGAATACCTAGTTTAAGTAGGTATTCAGCAACGCTATGAGGATCTTTGTTATGGTTTCTACAGAATACTAAAAAGTCTTTAACCAGATTCCTATCCATATAGACAGGTTTTCTTCCATTCCTTTCTGAAAGAATAGGATCGTTAAAGTCAGCAAGATTCATATCCATGCTCCTAGACCTTAGTTTCTATGGTATATGGCCCTATGTCATTTCCATCTGCATCTCTGCCATAAACCATTTGCAACTCTAGGTCTATGTAGTGCTTTGCTTTCAGAAGATCATTAACACGATCTTCCACCTGGTCTGTCTTTCTTCTGGTTATGTATTTAATTACATTACCAAGATTCCAAGACAGGTTGTTCGCATAAACATATTCAGTTGGAGATATTTTTAAAGTCTTATAATGACTACCCCCAATCTGTTTTTTAGAAGCCAAATTTCTAATAGCTTCATCCCAATCTTTATCTGTTGCATTATCAATGCTCATCTTTAACTCCCTTTTTTAAAATTAGTTATTGCAATTATAAGGGAAAAAGTGTAATTTACACAATAAATAGATACAAAAGGGAGCTAAAAGAAATGTCTGAAAGCAATAAAGTATTTTTAAACACTTATGAGCTGGCGAAACGCTGGAACAAAAGTCCAAGAACATTAGAGAATTGGAGAGGTAAAAACCAAGGGCCTAACTATTACAAGATAGGTGGTAAGGTTTTATACGAACTTTCTGAAATAGAAACTTTAGAAAAGGATTCATACATTTCTAATGGCGCACGCACTAGCTAGTCCATCATCAGCTGATCGCTGGTTTAATTGTCCAGGCTCTGTATTAGCTAATGCAGACATGCCATACGAAACCAATTTAGCCGCTGCAAACGGAACACTTATTCACCACATGACAGAGATGTTATTAAAGGATCGTCTACGCGATATGACATTGCGCGATTATTGGTTGGATAGAAAAGAAGTCATAGAAGATTTTGAAATTGAAATAGACGAAGAAATGATTAACTGCGCGGAAGTTTATGTTGACTATATATTAAAGAGAGAAGAAGAACTTGGTGCGCGGAAAGTAATAGAAGAAAAGGTTTACCTAAACGAGATATCAGATAAATGCTATGGAACTGCTGACTGTATCTTGTTAGCAGAAAATAGAATTTGTGTAATCGATTTAAAGTCTGGAAAGATGATTGTAGATCCTGTTAAAAATAAACAGTTAATGATTTATGGTTTAGGAGCATTAACTAGATACGGAGGTGATAATGAAAATATCACAGTAGAACTTACTATTGTTCAACCAAAAGATAAAAGAAATCCAATAAAAACACATACAATTTCAGCACCCAATCTTGTGCATTGGGGCTTCAACGATTTGAAGCCAGCTATTGATGCTTGCTTTGAAGAAAACCCACAGTTTGTTGCAGGGGATCATTGTAGATTCTGTGCATTTAAACCCAACTGTGATGCTTATAAAAAATATTACGAGGAGAAATAAATGTCCGAAGAAAATAAAAAGCAACCATTAACTTTTACTTTTGATGAAGATGGTCAAGAGTATTTGGTTGATGATTTAAGTGATGAAAATAAATTGCTTTATAACCAAGTGGTGTTTAGCAATAACCAGCGAAATGATTTTTTAAATCAAAGAGCTAAAGTCAATTTTGAATTACAAGTAGAAATTGAAAAGTGTGAGCTTTATTCACAACATAAAAGCAATCTATTAAAAGATGCTGTTGAAGGCGGTGATAAAGAAGAAACTGTTGAGGTTGTTCAATGAGTTTAGCTGCAATCAGAAAGAAAGCGAAACTTAAACCACCTATCATGGTTTTATATGGCCCAGGTGGTATTGGTAAAACAACTTTTGCTGCAAGCATGGGTAATACAATCATTGTGCAATCCGAAGATGGTATCGGAAAGATTGAGTGCGATCATTTTCCTGTTGCTAAAGATTGGAATACTTTTATAAACAATTTGAATGAATTACTTACAGAAGATCACAATTATAAAGTGGTCTGTATTGATTCTTTAGATTGGTGTGAAACTCTATTGTGGGAACATGTATGTGAAGAAAATGGTTGGGCGCAGATAGATACACCTGCTTATGGTAAAGGTTATGTAGCTGCTCTCAATGGTTGGAAAGAATATGTTGAGATCCTTAATAAACTTAGAGATGAGAAAGGCATGTCTGTACTACAGATTGCTCATAACCAAATCAAAAGATATGAAGATCCATCACAAGAGCCACACGATAGACATGAAATTAAATTACATAGAAAAGCTGCTGATTTGATTGTTGAACATTCAGATGCAGTATTTTTCTGTAACTACAAACTTGGGACTGTACAGGTCAAAGGGAAAAGTGGAGGTATGACAACCAAAACCATTGCTGGTGACAGAAAGATCTTTACAGAACAAGCACCTGGTTATCTAGCGAAGAATCGTTATGGTTTACCAAGTGAAATGCCTATGGATTGGCAAGCAATCCGTGAGGAAATGATTAAGTGAGCAAACTACCCGAAACCGAAAGACTGTTACTTTCATTAAGACGAGTTAATAAAGTTTTAAATAAACAATTAAAAAGGATTGATGAAGATAACAACAACTTACCGCATGATGGGTTTAAGTGGCTCGCATTTATTAACGCAGATATCTCAGATTATATTGATCATCTCGAAAGATATGATTCGTATGATTTGGGATAATTTTTAGGGAGTAATTTATGGACTTAAAAAATAGATTTGAAGGTCTTGTGCCTATGGCGCATGAATCAGAAAAGGTAAAACCTGGTAGATACAATTTGCAAATTGTTGGCGATAGCGAAATGCAAAATGATAGAGGTTGGGCTGGATGTAAAATTCAATTCCAACTTTTGCCAAAAAAAATACCTATTGGACACTTAATAACTATTGCGCATGAAAATCCAAAATATGTGCAATGGGGATTTGAGGAACTTGAAAAACTATCTATAGCTGCTGGCTTTGATTCCATTGTTGGTGATACAAGCCAACTACATGGCAAAGTCGTGAGCTGTAGCATTAAGTTAAATGATGGTGATTATCCTGAACTTGATTCTAAATTTGGTAATTCTTTTAAACCTGCTTTAGAGGAAGAAAAACCTGTAGCAGTTAAAAAGGAGAAACCAAGTGTTAGCGCGGAAGAATCAGACGAAATACCATTTTAATCCGAAGAAGTTTAGGCCTGCGCTGTGTGGATATTGTTTCCTCCCAGCGCAAAGCCTTAGGCTTCTAATAAACAGCGATAGCATTTATGGATGCTGTTGCAAAGAACATTTAGAACTTATACGCGAGGGTAAGAGATTGAAAAGAGTAGCAGTAGCTTGTGAGGAAGGGATTGATTATACAATCAACGCAAGCAAACAATCTTATTTAGAAATATCTAAAAAGAATAAATCCTACATTCTCCACGAGTGGAGCAGAGAGGATCGTGAACTCTTTTACCTACGCATAGTTGATGCTTATTTGACTTGGGCTAATGAACAAGCAAGAACAGGCAAACTAGAGAAGGTAATAGAGGATGGATCTATCTAAGTATTTAGCAAACTATAAAGAGCAATCCAAAGTCAGGATGCCAGATCTCAATGATTTGGTAGGGGAGTTAAGCAATCATGGTCTGCAAGTAGATCATCTGGACACAAGTGGAAACTTGGTGCGCGTGCGCGTGAGCGAGGGGCTAGGATCTAAAGCAGATAGATCTAATCAAAGATCAGGTTGGTATGTTGTTAATGAATTATCAGGTAATTACTTTGCTACCTTTGGTAATTGGAAAACAGGATTTGAAGGTAAATGGAGTTCTATAGATACCAGCACACTTAGCCCTGTAGATACCGCTAAATTAAAACAACAAATGGCGGAGGCTCAACAGAGGCTGGAAGAAATTAAGAAAAATAGGAACGAGGAAGTGGCAACAGAGGTAAACGAACTCTTTGCATCTTACAAAAATACGACTGAACATGAGTATCTCACAAATAAAAAAGTTAAAAGCTATGGTTTAAAAACAGATCCAAATGATAGTTTGGTTGTTCCTGTGCATAATATCACAGGGGACATTCGTTCACTACAGTACATTGATAAAAATGGCAATAAAAAGTTTTATCCAGGCGGAGAGATCAAAGGCAATATGTTTTGTCTTGGTTTTAGCGTGGATGAATTACCACATATAAAAGAGCTTATCGTTGTCGAGGGTTACGCAACTGCTGCGACTGTATATGAAGCTACTAAGATACCAACCGCGTGTGTTTTTTCTGCAAACTTTGGGATGAGGGCAGTTAAAAACATCAGAGGAGTATCACAATGCAAAATATACATAGCCCTAGACAACGATATAAGCTCTGTGGGACAACGAAATACACAAGACATAGCAAATGCCTACCCTAATTGTTTCAAGCGCATACCGAGCATTACAGGCGATTACAATGATATGTATTTAGAACACGGATTAGAGCGTGTTGCTAAAGAAATCATAACCAGCAGTTTAGGTATTACAAGATTCTCTATAAAACGCCTAACAGGCGAGCCACCCAAGCGTGAATTTCTTGTGGATAAGTTTTTAGAAAAAGGTAAGCCATCTATATTTGCAGGTATTGGTGGCGTGGGTAAATCTATGTTGGCCTTAGATCTTGCATTAAAAGTTACTAGAGGTCATGGCACTTGGTTTGGTCATCCCATTATCAAATCTGGTAATGTGGTTTATATAAGCGCAGAGGATGATCAACACGAATTGCATAGAAGGATTATGGCTTTAGATCCTGAACAAAAAAGGTATGACACTTTATATGATACTTTTGCCTATACCATTCCTGATACCGAACAAACTATGACACTTCTTAGAGATAACAAAGATGGTTTACATATCACCGAACAAGCCAATGAATTAATAGATGAGCTAGGCAAGATTAACGATCTGGCCTTAGTGATTCTTGATCCGATCCAAGCAATGAGTGCAGCTCCGTTGTCGTCAAGCAATGAAGCAGCACAATTATATGGTCAGCTGTGCGCCTCTATCTCCTCGCAATTAGGAGCAAGCGTTATGAGCATCCATCACATGAGTAAAGCTGCTCTTTCTCATACTGATGATCCTATGCTTGCACGCTCCTATATTAGAGGCGCAACAGCCCTTGTGGATTCAGCACGCCAGGCATTTGGTCTGTGGCTTGCGAAAGAGGAGGAAGCAGAGCGCATTTGTGTTGATGAGGGTGTGGAGTTTGATCCTTTGCGCGTGGTGCGCGGTGGGGTGGTGAAATCTAACTCTAGCGAGATAGACACTAAAGTAAAAACTCTCTTTAGGCGCGGTGCGGTGCTAGAGCCTTATGAGGAAAACAAATTTAACTT